GGATCGTATTCTTCATATCCTGTTCCGTTACAAGTTTCACATTTATATAGTTTAACACATCCACCGCAGCACATTGAAGCTGGCATAGAGCAGTCTCCTATTAATTCTATACAGCCTTCTCCATAGCACTCTGTACATTCTCTCTCCTGCATAGATTTGCGATTTTATACATTATTACTGAATAGCTATTCATTAGCATATCCTGAGACTTCTGAACTCCTTTAATCTCATCCTCTAGATCATGTAGAGCTATGACAGCCTCTGTTAAAGTAGATTTTCTGTAGAGATCTTTTATCTTCTCTATGGTTTCCTTTTGATCTTCCATGTCCATGATCTGTCCCCAGAGATCATCTGCTGCTGCCTGTAGTTTTATTACTGTATCCTTCATATTGATTCTATTATTCCAATGATTAAACCTAATAAATAAACTGCTAGTGCGAATTTTAGAAATTCTCTCATGGCTCACTATTTAAAGATTAATAAATGAGCTACTGACTTCAAAGCCTTTCTACCTCCTAGAGGCATATAAGGAGTATTTTCATTAGGCAAAAATCCTAACTTATCTCCCTGTACAGCTACCCATACAGATGCAGATCCTGTAAATCCGTATCCGATTCTAGCTGATCCTAATTTAATGTAGTTAATTGATTCCATTTTTCTCTTTTTTTTATAGTTCTGTGCCTTATTGACCTTGCTAAATTACTATTTATTTCAATACTGCAAAACTTTTTAAACAAAATTTTAATTTTTTTTAGTTTTATGCACAAAAAAAGAGGAGCACTGCTCCCCTTCCTAACCTTAAACCATTAAATATGAACTGCTAGAATAGCCTCTTTATGAATGATACTACCTTACCCAGGATACCTGACTGATCACTGACTTCTATTGTAGTATTATCTTTGTCTTTTTTGATAGTTACATCTGCTTTCTCAGTATCTACAGTGAAGATAGCTTCATCATTATGCTTCTCATAATTGATATCTACTTTCTCTGAGTCTACCTGCAGCTTAGTTTTGCCATCCTTTCTGGTGACTTTAACATCTACTTTCTTTGTATCAATGTTTATATTGAGATCTTTTTTCTTTTTTGCCATTACTTACTATATGGAATGTATACTGTTTTACCTGCTCTCTTCACAGCTCTGAGCACTTGCTTTCTATTTTTGCCTTTTGAATAGCTTATATGAAACCAATTAGCTTCTGTATCTGTACCAAATTCATAGATAAGCTGATCAAATTCCACATTATCTATTATCCAGTTAAATAGTTTTCTATCATGCAGGTTCAGATCTAGTGCTTCACCTTTGCAGTGTTGGCTAGTTTTACTGCCTCCTATCTTCTTATTCAATAGAAGAGATCTAAATCCACTATTAACCTTAATAGGTTTCTTTAAGTAGGCTCTAATAGGCTCAAAACAATTAACACAAACTAGCTTCGCTCTCTCTATTTGCTCTAAACTCATCTCATTTGAGATGCCGTGCTTTAATGCTGTGGGAGAGTGCTCAAATTCTGCCCTTGTGACGTGAGGAGATAACTTCATTTTTTCTTACTAATATATGATTTTTTCTTAAATGAGTCTACATCATGCTTCATCTTCTCTAGAGCGACCTCATTTTCATGCTTTAGATCTTCCAGATACTGCTCTGCTTTGATGTGTACTGCATCCATTTTAGGTTTCTCATACTTGATCTCCTTTCTAGGAGTTAATAAAATAGCACAGGCTGCTATTACGCTAGTGATTATGTAGAATTTATTTTCCATCTATCTTATCATGTATCTCCTTCTGGAATACTATATCCTGCAGAAGCTTTTTATCTGCCTTTCTTTCCTCATCACAATCCTCTATTCTCTGCTGCTGTACCTCTATCTCATCTTCCTTACTGGAGATAATTACTCTACCCAAATATACTAGAGCTGTGATAGCTAAAAATAGTATATAGGAGAAAGGAGATCTCCAGAAAGTCTTAAAGTTTAGTTTAAATATAGGCTCTTGCATTCCTAATATTATGCTACTTTGTTCTAGTATGTTTTGTTAAGAATAAAGATATCTGAATAGATGCTGTTGCCTGCATTATTAGATCCCCACTGTACTGTTATATTCAAAGTATTGGATATAGTAGTATCAAATGTAGTATTATTCACTACATTAAAAGCAAATCCTTGTGTAGCTGCATTAGAAGTCTTAACATAGTGAAAAGTACCTAATGAAACTATAGAAGCTACTCCAGCAGCTCCTAGAGCTCTGATAGTAAAGTCTACATTTAGAGAAAATACATCATTTGTGATATTTGTGATAGGCTGTGCTCCACTATCTAATAGAATCACTGATCCAGATTTTACTTTAATTCTTATAGTCTGATTATTTGCAGCACTTAATACTCCAGCTATGATAGCTCTAAATGAATCTCCTGCAGCGAATCCATTAGCTGGCACTGAAAGAGTACCTACTCCTCCATTTATTAGCGTAGTTTCTACAGCTGTAGCAGTGATAGCTGTACTATTAGCAGTCTGAGCAAAGAGTCCTACATTTGTAGTAGCTGCTGCTCCTGGAATAGTTACTACAGTTTCCCCTCCACTATCGGCAGCAGTCACTCCAGATCCTGTGAACTTAAGTACATTCCTTTGAGTTAAAGCTGTGCTCTCTTCCTTTACAGTTGTATAGGATTGATTCGTGACGTTAATTGTAGTTGTTGCCATTATAGATTGATATTAATAGTGTTATTTGTTTCTGTAGATTGCGTGAATGTATCCTCTAGCACTCCATTAACGTATACTTCAAATGTAGTGAATAGATCTCCACAGCCAGAAGGTGAAGGAATGCCATTCTCAAAATCATAATTATCATAAGGAATATCACACCAGTCTGATTCATTAAAGATGTCGCACTGAATAGCCATGGTCCATCCTGCCACTACATCATGTCCCTGTTCTATAAATGGATCAGTAGCTAGATTAGTAGCCAGATCCATGAATTCAGTGAATCTATACTGCCTCATGGTGACATTTATATCATTCAATATAGATAAGCAGTCCGAATGTACCTCATTAATCTGCCTGTATTCCTGCTTATTATATTTGTCACAGATAGTGATCACTGCATTAATAGTGACAGAAGTATCATTTATGCTTCCAGGCTGAAGAGTAACTACCATAAGAGGATACTGCACAGCATCTCTGGAGATCGCATCATAGAAATCTCCCTGAAAAAAACTACCGTTTATTTGCCTGTGCTGAGTTGCTATCTCTTGCAGCTCTCTCATGAGCTGGTTTAGAGTCCTTTCCATTCGCTAAATATTTTTTAAGTTTCTCCAGTTGTTTCTGGCTCACTTTGAATTTTACACTATCCATCCGTTGGGAGTATATCCTGTTCTATCTCTTTGTACATTCTCATTGCAGCTAGTGCTGTTGGTATCAATATACTCTGGAAAGTCCTTCCCATTATCATCCTTAAGGAATCCTATTAGCCTCTGCTTATAGAATTGAGCATCCTTTCTGAGATGATCTCTGAGCACATTAGTCTCAGCATCAGTATTGGCTGTTAGATACTCATCCTGCCCTCTTCCTACTGCTTTATTAGTTAGCTTCTCATTGAGTAGCACAGCACATCTGTAGTCTACATAAGCTACTAAACAAGGCACTACATAATCATTCATTAAAGTAACATAGTTAGGATCTGTCCAGTTATTATTCTGCACTTTTAATAGCAGAGCTTTGTATAAAGGAGTGCCTAGTGCAGGCTGAATGCTCATGTCCTGAGTCCTTTTGATAGCTACTGCTAACAGTTTAGTATCTGTATTAGAATGTATTAATCCTAATTTTTTTAAGTTTTCTACTGATATTAGATAGTTCATAGTACATATGTGAATGGGAATCTATATTCATGATTATGACCATGAACATAAATCAGTTTATATCCTCTATTAATAAATGTATTGTGAAATGATCCTGATAGATACTGTTTTCTGCGATCACCTACACAGGTATAGTCCCAGCCATCAATAGTCTCACCTTTTTGAAATGTGGGAGTTATAATTATATTTTCTGAGAATGATTCTATCCATTCAAGAAATTTATTTATGTCTATTTTATTATTGATCCACTCATCAGAGTTAATTGATCCTTTTGCTACTAAGTAATCTACTTTTTTTATTTCTGGTTTCTCGATTCTATAGTCATTATAGTAACCTTCAAACCCTAATAACTCACAAAATCTAAATATTACTGGATCATTGTCTACAAAATAGCATTTGTTAGCTCCCATATCCTGAGCTACTATTAAACTCTCAGCACTTCCTGGACCAAAATCAATGACTGTTTTATCTTTAAAATCAATGTTTAGATAATTATAAACACTAGACCAGATATCTCTATGATGTTCAGCTCCTTTGTAATCTTTTATGCTATCTGTCTGATCATGAATATATGACCATAAAGAAGTTAAATTTTGATAGTGACCTGGGGTATCTTTAATCCATTGAACTAATTCATCCATAGTCATATCTTTACAATGACTTCTTAATTCTTTATAGTTATTCATCATCTCTTAATTACTAGTTGCTGATTCCATTGATGCCTGCACCATGGAGTAGATCTTCCTGTATCTGGATTCGTATACCAACCTCCACGATATCTCCATACATCTCTATCCACTCTCTGAGATATTCTCTCTATCTCTTCCCTGGTATATAGTCTATTCAAGTTAATTAACCTTGTACAGAATTCTCTGCTCTCAGTTTTTACTGGAGGAACATCTAATCTTACCTGATATGAATATCTCACTTCATACTGAGCTATAGGAGCTTCAATCTCCTGAAGCACACTCTCTCCTAAGCTGGTGACATTCCCCTTCTGATAGACTTCTAAAGTACTAAGCTCATCTATGATCTTAGCTATCTCTCCTAATGTTCTGTTATTTGCCTGTGCTATGGCATTAGCATCCTCTCCATCCATTAACATCTGGAGCACATTTTTCTCTATATCTCCTAATCCTATGACTATCTCTCCTACAGTTGCAAACAACATAGGCTCATTAGAGAATATCTGCTCTGAAGGAGTATCCCATTCTATAGGAGTAGACTTAATTACTCTATACTCCGAAGCATCAGCTCCATATTCTGAGAATACCTGTAGTTCATCTATGCTGAATGAATGATCATGAGAGCAAGCTGAGAGCATCTGAGTAGGAAGTCCTACTATTTTTCTAGCTTGTGATTCATCTATTGTAGGGAATGAGGCCATAATGATCTGAAGAGCTGCATCTGGAAGAATAACTCCTTCTTTTATTTTACTTGCAATATTAATAAGTGAGGCTGTATCTATTTTAAATTCATATTTACTAGCAGCCACTGGAGCTGTAACCTCAGCTGCTGGAGCATCTGCACTACTCAAAGGAGATACATCCACCAGCTTCAAGGTAGCCATAGCTCCTGAGAGCTTAGCCATGTAATTAATCATCCATTCTATCTGCTTCTGCCTAGCATTAACATAAGTTACTTTAAATATCTCAAATAGATCAGCACTCTCAGCCGCATTAAATGATCCCTGAGGAGCTATCCCAAATAAGGAAGGAGCTACTACTGAATGAGCTACTAGTATATTCTGCTGAACTGATTTCTCAGTCATTTGATATCTCTCATCTAGATCATTCCCTGTGAGGCTTAAAACTGAAGGAGCATCCTGTGATCCATTGGAGAAAGTGATAATAATCTCTCCTGCATCCTCTACAGATTGAGTCCTTCCTTTGATCTGCTCTTTTATTCTTCTCTCTTCCTCAGCTGTTTCAGGCTCTCCACTAGCTAAGTTTATCAATGTCCCAGCTTTAAATCCATTCTGTATCTCATACATATGGAATTTAGAGATGTCTACATCTGTCTGAATAGCTGTAATTCCTCCCACATATGGTGGTTTAGGATAGATCCCTAGCTCATCCTTAGCCTGCTTAGCTGGCTCTTTATAGTATAGGAAGAATGATCCTTCTGGATTCCTCTCATCTAGTGCTGTTAATGTTCTGAAATTAGTATCTTCAGGAGTTTGTCGCATGGCACTCCAGTTGTCTGATAGATACATGGTCCTTTCATCCTCAGATAGCCTACACATATCTATTGGAAGATACTCCCACTTTGCTACAGCAGTGCCTTCTCTATTCCATGTACCTTTTACAGCCATTCCTCCAAAGAGCTCAAAGTCAAAAGTAAGCCTCTGAACTATCTCATTCATATCAAAATCACTGAAGCTATTAGCTAGAAATCTAGTAGCATCTCCAGAAGTCACCTCTAAGCCGTTCCCAGCTATATAGAAAGTCTTATTCTTTAAAATTCCCTGATGCCATGCACTCCCCTGAAGGAGCTCTATCAGGAAAAAAGGATAGTCATTCTTTAATCCCCATTTAATAAAGCCTCTCTGCTTATCCTTCTGCTCCACAGGCTTAACATACTGCTTCGACATAGATACAGAAATCATTCTATTGCTCATATATATATGATGTTGGTAGTGTATTGTATTCATTTGCTGGAGAATCTATCTCATATACATGAGCACGGCCTTCCTCCACTAGGCCCTGTGACAAAGCAGGATCTAAATTAACTGCTGAACTTTGCTGATATATCTTATATGTATAGAATCCAGCATAAGGAAAAGTCACATCTACTCCATCAGTGATATCGAATTCATCATATCTAGGAATCCCAGTGCTGATATTTGTGAGTATACAGAATACTTCATCCCCACTCTGCTCTTCAATAAACTGAAAGAGATAATTAGGAGCTGTGATCGTCGTTAATTCCGTTACTGTCACTATCAGTGAGCTTGTCTGATTTCTTTCTATCCTTAACATTCTTTGTTAATAATGGAGTATCTATTATAAATATATTCAATAGGCCCAGCTTAAGGTATCTCTCCTCCTGGCCTTCCTCTATGGTATACCATTTATTAAGGATTCCTCCTCTTATTTTCTTACCAATTAACTCTTTTTTTATCTTCATGGCTCTAATTTACAAAAAAAAAGGAAGGGAATACTCCCTCCCTCTATATATACTAGGTAAAGAAATTTAAACCGCTGGAGATTGCTGAGTTAATAACGTAGTGATGATAGCATCATCTACATCTGGTACCTCATTATTCTCCATACCATTCAATACTATCACATGCCCTTGTCTATCAGACTTAAGAACTCCTGAAGTATATTCATTCGCATCAGCCACCTGAAGGCCTTCTTCTAATCCTAATGCTACCCATGTACCATTAGCCTTTTCTACTATGCACATAACTTCGTTTTGAGCTAGTAAGTGAATCTCAGATCTAAGCTCTTTAGTATCAGAAGCAAGTATCATTGATAAGCTTTGATTGTACCACAAAGTACCGTTATCTTTGTTCACTTGCACTGGAGCTGTATAGCTGGATAAATTTGATTTTAATTTGTACAAAAACACCTCTCCTGATACTGTCATACTAGTGATCTCATTAGTAGTCAATACGATTCCAGAGGCATTCGCTACAGGGAATAAAATAACTGACTTAATACCTCCCTTTCCGTTGGTACAGGTCCTGTCATTATATCCTGTGGTCATATTACACGCCATGTTATTTTATTTTTTAATGTTTATAAATTAGGGAGGAGTTACCCCCTCCCATTGATTATCTTAGTTAGGAGATCCAGTTCCGTTCCATACTCCGATTTGATCTAAGAAAGGTACTTGCACACCTGCTCTAAATTTAGATCTGATATAGATTACATCATCATCCTGAGAATACCATAATTCATAGTTTTCAAAATCAGAAGATAAATCTGTACCAAAGTAGAAATGTGAAGCTCTACCAGTGTAGATATTATCTAGACCATTTAATCCTGGAACTTTAACTACTCTCATGTTAGTACCTGGTACTAAACACTCATCCATGTTAGCAATAGTCTCAGGAGAATAGTGATAGAAGTTCTGATCTACTAAATCCTTCAATAAGTAGTTGAAGTTTTCACGGCCAGTAAAGCAGATGAAATCTCCCTGCTCAGCTATGTTAGCTGGAGTATTGATAAAGCATTCATAGAATACGTCAAAAGCATTACCAGAGTTAATAGATGCAGTAGATGAAGTATTCAAGTCTACACATCCGTTAGCTACAGTCAAGAATTGACGATATCCATTCATCCACTGAAGGTTGCCAGTACCTGTAGCTTTGTTACCTTGCCAGATTAACTTATCTAATTCAATAGCATGAAGTCTTAAAAGGTAGTCAGTGATCTGTGCTTCAAAAGGAAGAGACTGATCTTCTGCCATAGCTCCTGGGCGTAAAGCCAACTGAGTCCAGAATCCAGCTAGATCCTTTTGACAGAATCTCTTCATGTATCCTAAAGTTTCTACAGCAATAGCACGGTCAGTGAATACTGTATCTCCTTCTGGAGTCATCTCACAGTCACCAGCCTGATAGACAATTGAATCATCCATCAACTTTAATTCCTCAGATCCTTTGATACCTTCCTGGATAGTGATATATCCTAATGTTTTTGCCTCAGTAACTGAACGTACTATAAGGTCTTCTCTTTGCTCGTCAACATATGCACCTAATCCAGATACATCATAATCAAACTTAGTTGCAATAAATTTCTTTAAGCTCATTTTATTTCATTTGTGATTTTAAAAATATTTGTCTAGTTGTCAGGCCACTAGATAGCCTAGCAAATTTCTCTGCTTCTTTAGCATCATTAGATGGAGCTGCTTTGAAGGTATCGAATTCACCTTTTAAGGCAGCTATATCAGCTCTTAGAGTTTCATTTTCAGATGATATAGTCTTGAACATATCTGCAAAGTTTTCGATTACTTCGCTTAATCCTTCAAACTTAGCACTGAATTGATCCTCAGAAGCCATCTCCTCTGATACAGTTTCTTCATTAATCTTAGCTACTACTGCACTAGCTACATCATAAGCTCTGCCCATCTCTACTCCTAGCTCACTTGCTATGATTTCAGTGATAGACTCTAATACAGCAGGAAGATCCTCAGTAGATACAGCTTCAAATCCTTCACCTTCTGGCTCAGTCTCTTCTGAAGTTTGTACTACATCTCCACCTTCTCTCTCATCAATTAATTCTACTATAAATCCTTCAGCATCTACTACTACAGATACTCCTTCCATGTCACCTCCTAGAGCATGAGTACCCTCTGGAGCTTGAATCTGCTCTCCATCCTGTACTACATAGAGCTTAGATCCTACTGCTAAATCTCCATCATATGCTACCATAGTGCCATCCTTAAGCATAGCCTCTCCGAAAGCCTCCTTCTTTGTAGAAAAAAGAGCTTTGATATCAGCTATTCTATTCAAAACTTCATTGAATTTTTCAGTCATTATGTTTGTTTTTAATTAATATGCTATTGTGTTCTAAAATTTGATAGCCTCAGCATCAGTATTTACTTTGATTAAGTCTATCTGCTCCTGATTATTATCAATATGTTTATTAATTCTTAGTCTCTTTATAGTTTGCCACTTGTCACGGCCTCCAGTGAAGTATACATTTTCTCTCTTAATGCCTAATTTCTTAGCCATCTCATAGACTGGCCCTCCATTGCTTTGCTGTCTGGCTGTTATGATGAATACATTATCCTTTGCAGCTACATATCTAGCAGCCATCTGCTGCCCTTTTGCTGTTGTTAGTGTATCATCATAATCAAAGCTTATTCTCATGCCAGCGAATTCATGATATATGTCAGTGAGCTCCTTATGAATAGCACTCCACATCTGATCCTCTATGCTGATATCAGATTCTTCCATCTGGAATACTCCCTCCACTGAGAAGCCTGTCCACTCTCCAGCTTCTGCCTTAGCGAAAATCTCATCTGATACTTTATAGCTTACTATCCAGCTTCC